ACCGCGAGGATCAATGGAAAGAGTTGGCCTTGAATGGGGGCTATCTCGCGCGGCAAGCGGTCGATTCGTTGACCCGCCGCGCGAAGGAACGCGGCTGATGCGGCTCTGGCGATGGCTGCGTCGGCGTACGACTCCCGCCCCCGGGTGCGCGCGGCCCGTCCGCGATACCGACGATCCCGACGACGTGCTGCGCGACATCCGCCATCAACGCGAGATCCGCGAACACCACGAACGGCTGCAGCAGTTGTCCGACGAGCTCTCCCTGATTCAGCGGGACGAAGGCCGTCGGCCATGATGGCCCAGTGGTTCCCCAACGCGTATCCGGTGGAAATGTTTCAAGCCGTGACCTCGATTGCCGCGACGTTGATTCTCTTCTGGGCGGCCTACGATGCCGTGAAAGCCGCGATCGGACTCCCGCCGAAAGAGCGTTACGGCGCGCGCTGGACGCTCGCGATCGGGAACGTGCATCGCGCGTTCTTTCGGTTGCTGAAGTCGGTCGTGTTGGGGATGGCGGGGGGCGCGGCGCTCTTCCTGCCGCCCCCGCCGCCGGTCTATCGCGCGCTGGTGGACTCGCCGGAGATGCGGCTCGGGGCCGTCATCGTCCGCACGGCCATTATCGTCGTCACGTTCCTGATGCTGGCCGACGCCTCGGTCGAGCGGGTGTTCCGTCAACGCTATATCCGCAAACTGCGGATGGACGGCGAAGACTCGGCGCCGCGGAACCCGAATGATCGGCGCCATCCGCCGGAGGGGGAGCGGCTGTCGTGACGCTGCGCGACAAACAGTCCCTGTTCGTGCTGCTCGTGGGGGACCTGATCGCATTTGCGGCCGAGGAGGGCTACGAGCTCACGTTCGGCGAAGCCTATCGCTCCCCCGAGGAAGCCGCGCGTCTGGCGGCACTCGGGAAAGGCATCAAGAACTCGCTGCACACGGTGCGACTGGCGATCGACTTCAATCTGTTCAAGGACGGCACGTACCTGACCTCCTCCGACGCCTACAGGCCGCTCGGTGAATGGTGGGAGACGCACCATCCGCTCTGTCGCTGGGGCGGTCGTTTCAACGATGGCAACCATTTCTCTCTGGAGCATGAAGGAAGAAAATGATCCGGCGCTGGTTCCCTGGTGGCAGCTACGTCGACGCGACGCCGACCGCGTTCGCTGTGAAGTTCGCGGACCGCTTCGAGACCTCGGCCGGCCGCGTGGCCTATCCGGCCGATGGCAATCATCCGCTCTATCACCGCCTCACCGACGTCGGCGGGTTGCGGTTCGCCGGACAGGCGCAGGTCGGCACAACGACGCTCGAGTGGGCTAACGGGTGGTGGCATAGCTGGCCTATGGCGGTGGGCGTGTCGCCAGTCATTTACGACCTGTCCGGCGTTATGCATCGCAGCGACGGGTCCATCGGCTCGCAGGGCTATCGCTACGTCGCGGAGGACGGGCGCTTGGTGACGGGCGACGAGACCTACAGCCCGAATACGGACTTCGCGCGGTCGCTCGGTGTGCAGGGCATTGCCGAGTGGAGCGCTTACGGCGGTGTCTACATCGGCCAGGGCTACGACGGCGGCGCGCTGGTCTGGGACGGCACGGTACTGCGACTGCTCGAGCCCGGCGTGTGCACGTTCATCCGCGTGCAAGGGGCCGCGGATGCGGTCGCGGTCTCGATCGTCAAGCCGGACGGCGCGGTCATCATCGACACGACGGTCGCGGAACTGCGCGCGCTGCCACCGGTCGAGGCCCCCGAACCGGAACCGGTGCCGCCGGAGCCCACGCCGGAACCACCGGAGCCGGAGCCGACCCCCGAGCCTCCGGATCCGGAGCCCGTGCCGCCGCAACCGCCGCCGCTCTTTCAACGCGCGCAACCCGTCGAGGTGTCTATGGAGACTGTCGCCTGCGTCCTGCGCATGGGATCGTTCTACGCGCAGATCCTCCCGTCCCAGAATGGGAAGGGCCCGTTCGGCTGGTATCCGGTCGCGTTCACGACGGACCGTGCCGACACGACCTGCCACTTTACGCGCAGCAGTCCCGACGGGGAACGGCTGCTGCTGCGCCACGATGCGACGCAGGCCGCGCTCGGCGCTGATGCGACCGAGTTCATCGCCGGCGGGAACGTGTGCGCGCAACTCTACGGCAAGCCGAACCTGTCCGAGGCTGACTGGGGCGGCTACGAAGCGTGGCACGGCTGGGAGCTCGACCAGGACCGCCGCATCGTGCTCGTCGAATACGATCGCGAAGATGGGCGCTCGACGTCGCTCTGTCTCACCGTCGAGGATCGGTGACCCTCTTCCGACCGGCGCGGCGGTGGCCCTACAGCACCGCCGTCGGCCGTCTCACCGCCGACGGGAAAGTCTTCCGCCTGGACGGCGCGCCCTGGCGCTATAAAGGCGTGACGGCGTTCAAGCTGTGCGAACTCTTCGCGCGCGGGGACGACATCTCCGGCTTCCTGCGCGACTACGACGGGTTCAACGTGCTGCGCGTGTTCAGTTACACGCCGGCGAAGGACTGGGGCGCGCAGGCGTGGGACGAGCCTGCCGCGGGCACGCTGCTTGCCTGCTTAGAGGTCTGTGCCGCTCGCGGGTTTTGGGTTGAGTTCGTCTTACTCACCGATGACGATCCCGAGCGTATAGAACCGGCGCACGACCTGATCGCCGAGCTCGCGGCGGCACAGCCAGCGAACCTGCTGCTCGAGATCGGCAACGAGCCGATCACGCACAAAACGATCATCACCGAGTCGTTGCACTCGGCGTGCGCCGCGTCCGGGTTCCTCTACAGTTCCGGCGACTACGAAGACTCCGATCGCTGGTTCGGGACGTACTACACGTGCCACACCGCGCGCACCCAGGACTGGCCGCGCCGCGCGCATGACCTGATGGAGTTCTACGACGGGAGTGGGCCGGACAAGCCGACCGTGCCGCATCACGTCCCGTGCGTCGCCGACGAACCCATCCGCCCGGACCAGGCCGGCTACCACGTGCAGGACTTCCGCGCCTACTTCGGCGCGTCGTCGATCCTCGGAGGCGGCGCGACCTACCATTGCGAGTCGGGGAAGTTCGGCGAACCGCCCACCTCCGATGAGGCCGTGATCGCGGCGGTCGTGCTCGATGCCCTGAACGCGTTTCCGCCGGAGGCGCCCTTCGGCGCGTATCGCCGCATCGTGGAACCCGGGAACGAACCGGGCGGGCCGACGCAGGACTCACGCACCTACGTCGTCGGGAACTGCATGGTCCGGTGCCAGCAGATGGGCACGGACGCGCCGGAACCAGGCTGGACGGCCCTCGATGCCGACGGCATTCTCTGGACGCGTTGAATGCTGTGGGGCGCACTCGGCATCGTCGTCGTCATCGGTTGCGTCGCTGCGGTGGCGATCTCGCGACGCCACCGCGTCATCACGATCGACCCGATCTCGGAGCAACACACGGCCGAGATGCGGAAGAACCACACCCCGTAACCCCAAAGGAAGAGACGCATGAGGACAGCCGACCGTCGGAGACCACACCGGACGATCCCGTATGACGGCGTGCTCGCCGTGCTGGTGAATTTCGTGATCGCCGTCACGGTGGGCGTGTACGCCTGTGGCCCGCACCCGCCGACCCTCACGCCCGTCGGCACGGCGGCGTATCACGCCACGCAAGTCGTCAAGGCGCTCGACGTGCTGCGGGACGCCGCGATCGATGCCGAGGCGCAGACGCCGAAACTGATCTCGACCGACAACACCCGGAAGATCGTGACCTTCCACGAAGCCGCCGTGAAGACGATCCATGCCTCACCGGGCGGGTGGAAGCCGACGGTCGTGGCCGCGCTCGATCAACTGCAGCATGACATCTTGCCGGCGGAGTGGTCGCGGATCTTGCCGTACGTTTCACTCGTGAAGACCCTAATCGATGTGACCAAATGACCGTTGTTATCTGCACATGTACGGTGGTAACTGGTGGACACGTCGCGTTGAATCCGGGGTGCCCGGTTCACGCGCCAAAGGGAAAGTCATGAGCCCAACCGACTACACCGCGATCGCCACGACCGCGATCAACGCGCTGCCGGGGATCCTCGCCTTGCTGAAGGCGAACCACGCGCAGCAGAACCCGGGCGCGCCGGCGCTGACCGATGCGGACGCGCTGCGGGGACTGAACGATGCTGTGTTCTCGACGGTGGCCAAGGATGAAGCGTGGAAAGCGGCCCACCCGGCGAACGCGGCGAGCGTCAATGGCCACGCCGGCCCCGACTGATCTCCGGTGCCCGCACTGCCGGGAAACGCAACTGATCGAACCGGTCGACCGGCAGCCGGGCGTCTACTTCTGCGCGGTGTGTGCGAAGACGTTTCGCGTCGCGGAGGGCTGAGGCTCGCTGGGAACCGTCAACGACCCCGGTTGACGAGGGGGAGTCTCAGCCCTTCCCGTCCAGGGCCGTCTACCGCGTTCGTAGCCAGCCAGGCGGCACGCCGGCACGTCGCGCCTCTTCCTGCAAGTTATCGATCGCTACCGCGTCCGTCCTCGCGGCGGCGGTCAACCGGCTGACCTCGTCCCGGGCGTCCAGGGCGCGCCGCTGGTACTCCCGGCTGACGAGGGTGACGCCGTTGATGTCCACCCGGGACCGCTCGAGCACGGTCTGGTACTCCCGCAGCCGCGTGATCGCGGCATCCAGGGCGAGCGTGTCGGCCGTCGCCTGGGCTTCTAGCGTCCGCATCCGGTCCTTCCAGTAGCCCTCGCCGCGGGTCACCTGTTCGGCCCGGTAGGACGTTTCGGACTGCGGCACGGGGATCGGGTCCGGCGTCGGCGCGGTCACGACTGGGGCCGTCGTGCTGGGAAGCACGGGCTTGACAGCCTCGAGATCCTTGTTCGTGTAGGTTTTCGCGGCGGGTGCGGTCTTCCCGTCCTGAGTCGCTTTCGTCTTCGCGTCGGCGTTTTTCTTGGCGACGTCGCCCAGCGACTGAGCCGACACACTGGCAACGGCGAGAACGAGCATCGAGGCGGTCATCAACTGGATCTTCATGGGGCCAACCCTCACAAAATTGCGGATATATGCATGATACTACGAGGCGCAAATCCTCTTTTCTCTGTCGCTTGTGGGCCAGGCGACTGGGCCACTACATCTAGGGCGAGCGTCGTCAATTGGTTACGAGTACAGCGAATCGCCTCCGGAGCCGAAGGTTGCAGGTTCGAGCCCTGCCGGGCGCACCAACAACTTACGGCGATTTCGAGCCGTCTGACCCAGCCTTAGTCTTCCGCTCTTCTCCACTTTTTTCCTCGGGTTTTCCGCTTTTCTCCGAAGGCGCTGGGCCAGCGCCTGGGCCAGCGTGGGGAGTATCGCGCCAGTGCGCCAGCGCGGCCGTCAGGACCGGATTCACGGCCGCCAGGGCATAGCGGCGGGTCGTGCGCAGATCCGTCTGCCGGAGCAGCTCCGCGACGACCTGCAGGTTCCCGGTGACGCGGTAGACGCGCGCGCCGAAGCTGTGCCGCAGATCGTAGGGCCGCACGCCTGGCAGCGGCTCGACCTTCGCGACGGCGCGCAGAAACGACTGCCGCATCGAGGAGGCGTGAAAGGGACCCTCGGCGCCGGCGGCGAAGAAGGCGCGCAACGCTTCGACGGCCTCCGGGAGCAGCGGCAGCCGTTCCGGCTCGACGCCTTTGCCCTTCTTCCGCCAGGTGAGGAGCGTGCCGGCCTCAAGGTCGACGTGCTCGCGTTTCAGTGCGGTCAGCTGCTTATGCGCGAGGCCGGTCCAGGCCATCACCCGAAGCCGCAGCTTCGTCAGCGACACGGTCGCTCGCTTCTGATGCCGAAGCCCTCGGCCGCGGTCTGGCAGCGCGTCAAGGATCCGCTGGATGAGGTCATAGGGTAGGTCGCGCGGGAGTTCCGGCGTCTCGTCGGCCTCCGGCACGTCACGCACCGGATTCGGGGCGCGGCGGCCATCCAGGACGGTCCAGAGGTTCGAGAGCGCGCGGAGGCGGTGGTTCACCGTCGAGCCGCTCAGCGGCAGCGGGCGAGCCTCCCAGAGACCTGGCAGATCGCGGGTCGGCTTCCGGTAGACCATCTTCGGCCCGACCGTCAGCCACCGATCACGCACGGCGCGAATCTCGGCCGCGGTAATGCTCGCGCGCCGGCGCGGGCCGAACTCGGCGACCCAGAGCGCGATGTCCCGGCGACGCTCCTCGATCGTCGACAGCGCCGCGACGGCGTCCAGGTAGCGGCGCGCATCATCGGCGAACGTGCCGCGCTTCGCGCCGACGAACGGGTCGCGCGTGCGCGTTTCCTTGCGCAGCGCATAGCGCTCGTCTTCCTGCCATTCGACCATGCGATCGAAGGACTCCTCGAGCGCGAACTGCTTCGTCGATCGCCCGACGCCGGCGACCGAGACGCGCACTTGCCATCCAGCCCCGTGGCGACGGATGCCTGGCGGCGGCACCGTTTATTCCTTCAATGTGCCGACACAACGATCGGGCATGCACATGCGCGGATAGCAGCGACGTCGGCCGCGCCAACACGTACAGGGTGCCCAAAACGGAAAGTGATCAGCGAGGACGGCCACGCTTTCCCTTGTGCTGCTGTGGGCGTCGTTCCTTCGCCGCAGCGTCAGGCTGCAGCGTCACCTCCGTTCCCTGCCCCGCAGCGAATTCCTCGGGCAGCTCACGACTCGGAGACGGAATCAGATCGATGAAATCGCGGTAGGTCAATCCGAAGGCTTCGGCGATCCGCGTGATCGTCGTCCGAGTCGGCTCCTTCGTCTTGCCGCTTTCGATCCGATGAATCACCTGCATGCTCACGCCGCTTCGGTCAGCCAGGTCCTTCAGGCGCATGCCCGCGATGTTGCGCAGCTTCCTGACCACATCACCATCAGTCCACCAAATCTGCATCGATGGCACAAAGCCTAAGGTGGTCAGCGACCCGCAAACCACTGATTTATGGGGCATTAGAACATATCGCCGCGTAAGTGTAAATTTACGCTTGACCGACTAGCCTCACGAGCCTATATTTAGTCGCGTGAGGCAAACACAGACCCCGCTCCGAAATGTGCGACGCGCGCGCACGTTGACTCAGGTCGACATGGCGCGATTGCTCGACGTCACGCAGCAGACGTACAGCAAGTACGAGTCTGGCCAGCTTCGCCCACCGGTCGACGTGCAGGCGCGGATCGCCGCGGTCCTCGGTGTGCCGGCGCGCGAACTGTTTCCCGACCAGGCGGTCGCCTCATGACGATCGCGATCGGCGCGTGGCCGCTCGAGGAACCGTTTCCGGTCGTCCTGCGCGACGCCGACCTGATGCGCGTGCTCAACCTGAAGCACTCGCGCTTCTATCTCCGCAAGAAGGCCGGCGACTTCGACTTCCTGATGGTGCGTCCGCAGCCGAAGGGCCTCGCCACGCTCTATAGCGGACGGCTCGTCGAGCAGTGGACGCGCGGCGAGCTCGGGGAGTCGCGCTTCTTCCAGGCTGCGCGGAGGCGCGCATAACGTCATGAGAGCCACTGTGCACGTGCGGGCCATCCCGCGTCAGTCGAAAGCCTTTGCGGAGTCGGAGGCGGACCTGGCAACGCACGTTGCCAGCACGCTCGCGCTGCTGCGGCGCTGCGTCGCCGACACCAGCTGGACCCTCGAGGCGCTCCAGACCGAGATGGGCCTCGACAAGTCGCAGATCTCGCGCGTGCTCAACGGCGAGCGGCCGTTGACGCTGCCCTTCCTGCTCCTGCTGCCAGACGACCTTGAGGCCCTCTTCGAACAGCGGCGGGCCGAGGGCTTCGGCTTGATCGTGGTGCCCCCGGTGCACGGCGAGCAGGCGGTCCGCAATCTCGTCAGCGGGCTCGTCGGCGTGCTGACCGCGAAGCTGCCGGTGCGCGCTGAGCGTATGGCGCGCGCGACGCTGCCGGGTGATCCGGAGGCGCAGTCGTGATCGCCGCGATCGTCGCGTGGTTGTCGCGGTTGCTCGACGCAAAGGCGCAGCAACGGCCGTACTGGCTCGACGAGCCGGCGCTAACCGTGTCGTGTGTCGCGAAGTTCGAAGGACGGGCCGCATGAGCAGGATGACGGTCGGTCGCATCGAGCAACTGACGCACACGCCCGGCCCGTGGGAACCGGAGTACCTCTACGACGGCGGACGAACCATCGCGCAGATCCGGAGCCGGAAGACGCTGCTCTGCGTCAATGCGGCCGCGCATCCGCAGCTCGACCAACAGGGCGAACTCAAAAGCGCAGAGCAACTCGAAGTCGAGTCGCTCCGAAATGCGCACCTGATCGCCGCGGCACCGGAACTCTTGAGCGCGCTGCGCCGGATGCTCGAGTGCCACCAGGCCGCGATGGATGCCGCGCAGAGCAACGCCGTTCGTTTCGTCGAGAAGCGGTGTGAATGCGGCGCGTGCGACGAGGCTCGTGCCGCCATCGCGAAAGTTGAGGGGCGCGCATGACGGGCGAACCGATCCGCGACGCCAGCGGCCGCGTCATCGCGCCGCCGCAACCCCAGTACACGCCGAGGCCGGAAGGCCCGTGGACGCAGAACGGAGCGCGGACGTGCGAACCATCCTGACGGGGCTGATCGCCCTGTTTCTGATCGCCGTGGTGATCATCGCGTCCGGGTTGCTGGTGGTGAAGCGCGGCGGGTGGGAACTCGAGCAGTCCGACGGGGAGGATCCGCACTGATGCCCGAGCACGAACGCGCGCCGACCGTTGGCGAGCGCTTGAAGGAACTCCTGATCGCGCGCTTCGGCGTGGGCGGCTGTCGTCACGACTACCGCCTCGTGCAGCAACGCCGCGGGACGTCGATCCGCTGCTGTCTCTGCGGCCACGAAACGGAGCTGTTTCAGATCGTCGGCGATCGGAAGCCGTAAACGACGAAGCCCGCCTACTGCGCGAACAGCGGGCGGGCCTCAAGCACCTAGAAGGGACGTGGCGTGTGCCCCAGCGTAGCACCCTCCGGCTCGTGAAGGAAATCCCCCTTCAACAGATCGCCGCCGCCGCCGTCGCCGAGCACCGGCGCAAAGTGGCGCTCGTTGACGCGCGCGAGACCCTGCGCTGCATCGCCGTCGAGCACGGGCACTTCCTCGGCTGGTGGCGCGTCGAGAGCGAGGCGACCGCGCTCGTGCAGTGCCGCATCTGCGGCGAAGGCGCCGTGCTGCGGCTTGACACCGCGGCGACGCGCCTCACGGACGGCTTCGGCCAGGCGTGCCCGGGAACATTCCAATGACTTCCGGCGCCGACCGCTTCAGCGTGCTCGACGTGATCGTGGTGCAGACGTACTTCGTGCGCCGTCGGCCGACCGACGATCCCTTCTTCGAGGTGCAGGTCGCGCGGGACGCCCAGGCGAAGACGCCGCGGTCGGCGTTCCTGACACGCGACGAGGCGCTCTACGAGACGGCGCTCGCGCTCGAGGCCTCCGAGGAGCGGGTCGATCTCGCGTGGAAGCCCGGGCGCAGGCAGAACGGACAGGTCGCGCAGCTGCTCGTCGCGGTGCGCCCGCATCGGGAGGCCGCGTGAAGACAGGACTCCGTTTGGCGGATCCGGTGCTTGTGAAGCTCGAACAGGCGCGCAGCGCGCTCTCGCAGGCGAAGACGATACAAGGCGTCAAACGGATCGCCGATCTCGCGGCGGCGGCGAAGGTCTACGCCCGCCAGCAGCAGCTCGGGCAGGAATCGATCGACTTCGCGCACGCCGTCCGCATCGAAGCCCTGCGCCGTCTGGGCGAACTGCTCAAGGTGACGCCGAAGAACTCTGGCGTCGCGACGCGCGACAAGCGCGGAATGACTCGCGGTTCCTCCGGAGTACCGCGAGTCGCAGAGCCGCCGACGCTCGCCGACGTCGGCCTTACGAAGAAGCAATCGTCGATCGCGCAGAAGCTCGCGGAGCTCCCGAAGAAGCAGTTCGAGGACGTCCGCCTCGGCGTCGCCTCGATTGCGCAGGCGATCCGCGAAGTCGAGCACGCGAAACGGCCGACGACGCCACTGCCCGTCACCGACACGTACCGGGTGATCTACGCCGATCCGCCCTGGTCGTACGGCAACAGCGGCGTGATCAACGACTCCGACAACTACGGCCGCGCTGCGCGTCATTACCCGTCGCTGTCGATCGCAGAGCTCTGCGCGCTGCCGGTAAAGGCGCTCGCCGATCCCGATGCGGTGCTCTTCCTGTGGGTGACGTCGCCATTGCTCGCCGAGTGCTTCGCCGTCGTCGCCGCCTGGGGCTTCACCTATAAGAGTTCGTTCGTCTGGGACAAGGTCCGGCACAATTTCGGCCACTACAACAGCGTCCGGCACGAGCTACTGCTGGTCTGCACGCGCGGGTCATGCACGCCGGATGTCCGGACGCTGCACGACTCGGTGCAGACGATCGAGCGGTCGGACGTGCATAGCGAGAAGCCCGAGCACTTCCGCTCGATCATCGATGATCTCTACCCGCGCGGTGCCCGAATCGAGCTGTTCGCGCGCTGTGCGGCGCCGGCACCGTGGGAAACGTGGGGGAACGAACTGCGAGCGCGAGCATGAGCAGCTACGACGCGTACCGGAAGAACAAGATCGAATCGGGCCTGCTCTTTCAGGACTTCATCGTCGACCTGATGCTGCAGGTGCTGCGCTTTCCCGTGACGATCTACAGCAGCCGTCTGTACCAACAGACCGTAGGTGAAGGCCCTGCAGGCGTCGAGATCAAACACGACGAGAATTACGCCCGCACCGGGAACCTGTGGATCGAGGTCGCAGAGAAAGCCTGCCCGCGGCCGGGAGACTACGCGCGATCCGGGGTTTTTCGTGACGACAATTCGTGGCTCTACATCATCGGCGACTACGACACGGTCTTCGTCTTCGCCAAGGTCGCGCTGCAGTCGCTCGCACGCAGCGACAGATTCCGCATCCTTGAGAACCGAACTAAGACGTCGAAGGGTTATCTGCTCCCTGACGCCGTCGCCAGGCGCTGTGCCGCCCGGGTGCTCGCGCCGAAGGCGAAGCAAAAGATTGTCGTCGCTGTTGGTGATCTCCACGAACTCGGTCGGCAGCTGCATCGTGCGGCGCTTGCTAATCCGGCCCAGCGCGCGCTGTTTCAATTCAACGATGAGCCAGCGCCGGATCCCGCATCAGCCGAGAGGAAGGAGTCGGCGTGATGGACAAGCGCAGCGAGTACGGCTTCCGTCACAACCTGCCGGTCCGCATCGGCTCGCCGACGGGCCCGAAGGGGCGCCTACTGCAGTGCAACGGCCGCACCGGCCAGTACTGGAAGGTCAAGCTCGACTCCGGCGACTGGGTCTGGCCCGACGACATCATCGTCGACGACGGCGGCGACCGAATCGAGATCTGCCTGGACTGCCGGCTGCGGTTCCTTGGCAAGCCCGGCGAGTTGATCTGCCGCCGGTGCCAGGAGACCACCTTCGGGACCGCGGATGAGCGGCGCACCGCTGTCGACGACGCACGCTACCGACCGCGCAGCCGCGGCACGTACCGCCGGCGCGGATCTCACATCTGACTTTTCCGACAGGAGCGCACTGAATGGCTGAAGCCGAACTCGTCGACGACAACGTCCCGATGCCCGTAGATCCACTCGAGGCGCGACGGCCCGACGTGCCGATCACGCTCAGCGAGCTCGCCGCGGAGAAGGGCGAGGCCGTCGAGATCATCAACGCGCGCGCGCTCGTGCTGCAGACGCTGCGGAAGGCGGCGATCCTCGCGACCTCGCCGGAAGACTGGCTGCTCTTTAAGGCCCCGGACGAACAGGGCGGCCAGGTCGTCGGCTATCTGCAGGACTGCGGCGCCGACCGCGTGCGCGATCTCTACGGCATCGAGATCTTCAACGTCAGCAAGCCCGAGAAGGTCGTCGGCAGCGAGCCGGGCGTCTTCCACTACCTGATCACCGGCAGCGGTCGCTGCAAGCTGACGCGCCAGGTGCTCGAGGACGTCGAGGGCGGGCGGTCCTCGACCGACGACTTCTGTAAGGACAAGAAGGGCGTCGAGCTCGAGCTCGCCGTGCGGAAGGCGGCGCGCGCCAATCTCGACGGCAACATCTCGCGCGAGCTGGCGGGCCTGAAGTCGGTGCCGATCTCGGAGCTCGAAGAGGTCTGGAAGGGCACGGCGAAGAAGATCGAACAGTGCCGCCGCGGGCGCGGCTTCGGCACGCGCGATCAGCGGCTCGGCGGTGGCGAGCGGCCCGACGAAGGCGTCGACGTGCCGCCGCAGTGTCGCGTCTGCAAAAAGCCGATGGTGCTGCGCAAGGGCAGCAAGGGCTATTTCTACTCCTGCGCCGACTACAAGCAGCACCAGGATGCCGGGCAGAAGTCCTTCACGATCGATCTCGACAAATGGAAGGAGGAACTGGCGAAGCGTGCCACGGCGGCCACGCCTGAGCAACCGGCCGCGGCGGCCGCTTCGCCAGCGAAGGTCGAGCCGCCGAGCGCCGACGAGGTCTTCGGCACCAAGTCGGCCGGGCGCGTGCCGGGGCAAGAAGGGTAAGGCAACGCCACGATGCCACCCACGGCCTCGCTCGCGCCCGCCGACATCGCCGCCCGCATCCATGCCGCCTGGGGGCAGCACTACGCCCGCCAGGCGCGCCCGTCGTCGCCGCACGCCTACGTCTACGCCTCGTCGTGGCGGGCGTGCGAGCGGCGCATGGTTTACGAACTCACGATCCCCGATCAGCAGCCGCCCTTCCCGCCGGAAGTGCTCGCGAAGTTCCGGCGCGGCGACGACCGCGAGCGCGAGCTGCTGATCGACCTCGCGCGCGTCGGCCGCGAGACCGAGCCCGAATTCAAGGTCATCGGCCAGCAGGAACGCTTCACGCTGAAGGATCACAAGGGGCGCGTCGCGATCGTCGGGAAGGTCGATGCGCGCCTCGAGATGCAGGGCGCGCGGCCGCCCCTCGAGGTGAAGGCCTGGTCGCCGATGATGACCGACCGCGTCGAGCGGTTCAGCGACCTCTTCGACAACCCGTGGACCGTGAGCGGCGCGCACCAGCTCCTCGCGTATCTCTTCGCCGCCGGCGAGCCCTACGGCTTCCTGCTGCTCGATCGCTCCGGCCTGCCGAAGCTCCTCGAGGTCGAGCTCGAGCCGCACCTCGATCGCATGGAGGACTTCCTGGCGCGCGCCGAGCGCGTGCTCGATCACGTCGCCGCCGGCACCGAGCCGGACTTCCTCGACGACCCGGCCTCGTGCCGGCGCTGCCCGTGGTTCGGCGGCATCTGCCAGCCGCCCCTGAGCGCCGCCGGCGCGACGCTGCTGAACGATCCCGACCTCGAGGCCGCCCTCGAGCGCCGCGAAGCCCTGAAGGCCGCCGCGGACGAATTCGACGACATCGACAAGCGCGTCAAGCAGCAGCTGCGCGGCGTCGAGCAGGGCATCGCCGGCCGCTTCGCGATCAGCGGCAAGTGGGGCAAGCAATCGAAGGTCGAGCTGCCCGCCGACCTGAAAGCCAAGTACACGAAGACCGACCCGAAGGGGCGGTTCACGCTGGAGATCACAAAGCTATGAGCGAAGTCAGCAAGATCGTCACGCACTATCTCGAGGAGATAGTGCGTAGCGCTGGACTGAAAGGTTTCGACGAAATTCGCGCGGAGATTGAGTCGGCCGCCGAACAGGACGACCGGCGCCTCGAGCAACTCGAAGAGAAGGTCGAAACGCCCGACTGGCGGGAGCGCCGCTGATGGCCCGCCGAAAAGACCCCGCCGCTGCGGTCATCGAGTTTTTCGAGACCGCGACCCCAGACGCCGCCGAGACCGTACTCGGTATCTGCAAGGCCATCGTGGCGCGCCGCAACGCCGGCAAGCCGAAGCCGCGATCTGTCCGAGCACAGGCCGCGCCGGAATCCCCAAAGGCGAACGAATAGCGATCAGTTTTGCGATGGCAGACGACCGGTTATTTCACAAACGCCTCGGACATTCGGAAAAAGTGAACGCGCTTTCTGCAGAAGAGGAGCTCGTTTGGCGAACATACGTGCAGGAAGCCGACGATTTCGGCGTGATGTTGATGTCCGGAATTGAGATTCAGGGCGGCCACGATCGCTTCCGAAACATGCGGCCGAAGGTCGTGCAGCAAATGCTCGACCGTGTCCTGAAGGTGGGTCTCGTGCGCGCGTTCGAACACCAGAACCGCGTCTACTGCTACCAGCCAGACTGGCAGACCTATCAAAAGGTCCGCTACGCCCTCGGCACGATTAACCCACGCATTCCAGCGGAGTTACTCCGCCAGTGCGATCGGCCGACGCAGTGGCTGCACACCCTCTGGCCTGGCGCCGCCGGGCGTGGCCGGAAGCTCTCCAGTTGGACGCCGCCTGATGACTGGACGCCGCCGGAGTGGACCGACCGTTCCGGAAACGTTCCGTCAACGACGGCTGAGCGTGTTCCGTCAACGTTGCCGGAACGTTCCGGAAATGTTCCGCCCCTCGCGCGACACGCGCGCGCGCGATCAGGGGGAGGGGATAGGGATAGGGAGATCTTGGGGGGTGTGGGGGGAAACGGCTCGGCCGCGACCGGCGCCGTCGATGATCTCACCGAGCAGGAAGCCCGGGCCGGACGCTTTGTCGAGCGGTACGCCGCGCTGTTCTACCAGTTCCGCCACGGGGCGCGCTACGTCAGCAAGCCGGCGCTCGACTACCAGGAGGCGCTGCAGCTCGTGGCGACCTGGGATGACGCGCGGCTCGACACGCTCGTCGAGGCATTCCTCACCACCGACGAGCCCTTCTGCCGCAACGGCAGCGGCACCATCGCCCAGTTTCGATCGCGTGCGTCGTGGTGCGATGCGCGCCTACGCGAGAGCGGCTTATGACCTGCCCGATCTGCGCCGGCCTCGGCATGGTGCGCGTGCGCTATCACGACGGCTCGCCCGACGACTTCGGGATCTGTCAGTGCGAGGGCGGTCAGGCGCTGCGCGCGGCGAGCAACGCGCGTCCTGGGCGTACAGGCTGGCCGCTCTGGACGGCCTTCGCCGCGTCGCGCGACATCCCGCTCGAGCGCGTGTCGATGGTCGAGGATCTCCTCGAGGAAGACGACCTCGCGCGCATTCCGGTCGCGCCGGCCGTCGGCAGTCGCGGATCAGTCGCCGCGACGATGCAGACCCGGAGGCCACGGCTGTGAGTCTCACGCTCGATCGCAGGCGCGTGCATTTCGTCGTCCTCGGCGAGGCGATGACAAAGGGCAGCGCGAAGGCCTTCGTGCCGAAGAAGTGGGCGCAGGCCGCGGTCGCCCAGGGCAAGGCCCCGCGCGCCATCGTCGTGAACGATAACCCCAGGGCGAAAGATTGGGAGCAGCGCATCGCCACGGAGGCGCAGAAGGTCGGCGGCGGCGCGCTCTTCACCGGCCCCGTGATCCTGACCGTCGCTTTCCACCTGCCGCGGCCGAAGTCACTCCCGAAGCGCGTCTCGCATCACATGACCAGGCCGGACTGCGACAAGGCGACGCGCTGCGTGCTCGACGCGCTCACCGGCGTGCTCTACGGCGACGACGGCCAGGTCGTCGAGCTGCACGTCCGGAAGCAGTTCGCGGAGCTCGGCGTCGCGCCCCGGGCCGACATCACCCTCGAGGAAGCCGTCGCGGCCGAGCCCACCGAGATCCAGCCGGCGGCGGCCGGCCTATTCAGCTGAGAGGAGCGTGCGCATGGCGAAGAGGAAAGCAGCGAAGACCAACGGCGACGCAGCACCGCGGCGCGGCCGCCCGCGCCAGGAGGATCTCCCAGGCACGGAGGATCGCGCAATCAAGCCGCTCGAGCAGGCCGCCGCGGAGTATGCCGACATCCGCGATCAACGCATGGAGCTGAACGAGAGCGAAGCGCAGCTGAAGGCCAACCTGCTGAAGCTGATGAAAAAGCACGGCAAGACGGTCTACCACCGCGACGGGATCACGATCACCGTCGTGAGCGAGGAAGAGTCCGTGAAAGTGCGCGTGAAGAAGGCTGGCGAAAACGACGAGACGCCGGCGAACGGCCGCGAATTCGACAACGAGCGCGCTGCCGCGGTGGCGGAGGACTAAACCCATGCCGCGCACGAAATCCTCACCGAAGCCGAAGAAGGTCGCCTACGAGCTGATCGACCCGACCAGCGTCGCTGGTCACCCGATGTATCGCCTCCTGGCCGAGTTGGTGACCGCATACCACGAGGATCTGGCCAGCGCGCGGATCACGCTCGCCTGGTGCACCTCGTGGCAACCCGACATCGACGGACACGTCACGATCGGAAAGTGCAAGCGGTCGGGCGACCTCGATCGCGAGCTCGCGCAGTTCGACTTCGTCATCCTGCTGCGGCGATCGTTCTGGCTCGACACGCGCGTCAGCGATGCGCAGCGCGCGGCGCTGCTCGATCACGAGCTCTGTCACGCCGGCGTGAAGCTCGATCGCCGCGGCGATCCGGCCGTCGACGATCGCGGCCGCATCGTCTACCGCACGCGCAAGCACGACATTGAGGAGTTCACGGCCATCGTCGCCCGGCACGGCTGCTACAAGGCCGACCTCGAGGCGTTCGCGAAGGCACTAATCCTGCGCGGCACGCCAGAGTTCACCCCGTGCGACCTCTGTCGTGATCGGCCTGGCTGGGTAGTCGTCAACGTCGGGGGCGTCGAGCGCGTCACGCGCTGCGAGTGCTTCGTGTGCTGGCAGCAGCAGAAGGCGCTGGGGAAATCAGCATAGCCATGCGCATCGGCAGGCAGCACGCGAACGCTCTGATCCGCGCGCTCGAGGTCTTTGTCGAGATCCGCGGCGCTGACGCCGTGCCGGAACGAGCGGCCGCTATCGCTGCGCTGCCGCAGAAGACCTGGCGCGGCGTTCAGGTCTTCGCGCTCACCTGCGCGGGTCCGTTCGGGCGCGGCCCGCACGTGCAGTACGTCCCCGAATACGTGTGTTGGTCGCTGATCGACCTGCGTCAGTTCCTATGTCCGTTTCACCGGTGATGTGTATGACCGACATCGACGACGACGCGATCACCGAGGCGATGATCCAGTACGGCGGCAGCTTCGTCGCCACGCTCGGCACGCTCTACCGCAAGGGCGACCCGATCAACCAGGCGCGGCTCAAGGCGGCGTCTCCCGACTTCTGGGCGGAATACGCTGCGCTCGTGCGGCTGCGCAGCACCACGAAGGGAGAACGGCCATGAAAGTCCGGGGGGGGGGGGGCGTCATCAGCCATGACCGGCACGAGCCCGATCGCGCGCGCCATCGCCGAGCTCGAGACGGAGCGCGAGAACCTGCGCGCCAGGATCGCGAAGGTCGACACGGCCATCGCGTCGCCGCGCGAGCTGTTCCACCTGCCGGCCGACCGTCTGGCGAAGGCGCCGGCGTCGTCGAACGGCAACAGACACGACACGGGCATCAACGCGAAGATCCGCGCCGCGCTGAAGCATGGGCCGCTGTCGCCCTCGGCGCTGGCGACCGCCGTCGGGATGGAGCGGCACACGCTCCGCACGTTCATCGCGGATCTCGAGCGGACCGGCACGATCGTCTCGTCAGGCGCGACCGCGAACCGGCGGATCGCGCTGGCCGCGGATGCGGCGAAGGAGGCGCCCTGACGAACCTGCCGCGCACCGGCTGCCTGGCGATCGACGCCTGCTCATCGACTACCACGAGCGCATCCTGGCCGACTCGCGATCGCCAGACCGGCGCCAGCGGTCCGAGCGCGCCCTCGAGCGGTTGCGTCGAGAACAGCAGGAAGAGGCCGACCGCCTGCGCCGCATCAACGCCCCGATGCCGCCGGCGAGCACACTCGACGGGCAGATTCAGCGCCGCGTGCGCGCGCGCGACGAGGAGGAATTCGAAACCGTGTGGCACGGCGGCGAGGGCCTGACGAGTCGCTGATGGGCGCCCCACTGACGCGACGGCCGGCGAACGCGCGCAACGTCGCGCTCGTGCGCCTCTTCCGCCTGATGCGGCTGCTCCTCGAGCCGCGGACGATTCCGGAGTTGGCGACGGCACTCGGCGTGACGACGCGCACGGTGCGCCGCGACCTGAAGGTGCTGCAGGCGGCGCAGCTGCCCATCTGGCGGTCCTTCGAGACCGGGCGCTGGCAGATGGATCACGACCTCGAAGGAGTCGCGTGAATGGCCAAGGGTTTCACGAAGGGCGACCCGCGCATCGTCGCGGCCGCGCGCAAAGGGGGCCAGGCGTCGGGGAAGGCGCGGCGCTGGCGCACACCGGATTACATCCGCGGCTACCAGGCCGGCGCGCGCAACGAGCGGCGACGGTGGCAACGCATCGAGCGCGAGCTCGAGGCCTGGCGCGGAGAGCAGGCGAGCTGATGGCTGACACCCTGATTCGACTCTACGAAGACACGCAGAAGCCGGGCACGTGCCGCGGCTGCGCGGCGCCGATCGACTGGTACCGCACGCTGAACGACAAGGCGATGCCGATGAATCGCGGTGCCGTACCACGGAAGTCGGAAAACGAGCCGGCGACAAAACGGGTCGCCGCCTACTTCGCGTCGAGCGACTCGCACTGGGCGACGTGCCCCGATGCGGCCAAGTTTGGAAGGAAGTCAAATGGCCTACGCTGAAAACACGGACGTTCCAGTCGCCAAGTCTCGCGCCGAAATCGAGCGCCTGCTCCAGAAGCACAAGTGCTCGAAGTTCATGGCGGGCGTCGACAACGACGCGCACCGCGCGACCGTCCAGTTCCAGGCGCACAACCGGATCGTGAAGTTCGAGATCGACCTGCCCGACCCGAAAGACCCGAAGCACCGACGCATCAAGGGCCGCTATCTCGAACGCACGGCCGCGGGCATCGCGAAGGTGGTCGATCAGGAGGAGCGCACGCGGTGGCGCGCGCTGCTGCTCGTCATCAAGGCGAAGCTCGAGGCCGTCGAGAGCAACATCGCCACCTTCGAGGACGAATTTCTCGCGCACGTGCTGCTGCCGAACCAGCAGACCGTCGCCGAGTACATCGGGCCGACGGTCGCGCAGATCTACGAAACCGGGCGCATGCCGCTCGATCGTCGCCTGACGACCGGCGAGGTTATCGACCAGGAGAAACCCTAATGCTGACTACGATCCTGCTTGCCGCTCTCTTCGCGCCACCGCAAACGCTGAGCGTCACCGTCCCAGCGAACACGCCCTTAGACGTGTCCTTCAAGCACGACGGGTTGCTGATGCCGTCCTTCCGCTGGTGGTGTGACGGATCGATCGCGAAGAACTTCAGCGCGACGGAGACGCAGCCAGCCGGGACGCCCGACGCCGCGGGCCTGTTCACCTACACCGTCACCGTGCCCGGCCTGGCCGCTGGATCGCATACGTGCTTCGTCTCCGCCTTCAACGACCAGGGCGAAGTCAAGGCCGCCTGCAGTGCCACGGTGACGACGACCTGCGTCACGCCGATCACGTTCACGGTCGGCACGCCGACGCCAGTGGGCAAGCCGCCAGCGGTACCCGTCGACATTCGGATCGTCGTGCGCACAGGAGGCGTGTAGGTGGATCTCGACGCGCGTGTCTCGGCGCTCGAGTCGGAATGCGATCGACTCCGTCGAGCGCTGGAGTTCATTGCGTCGTCGGAGTTCACAGACGGCTATCGATCAGCCTTCTACTCGCTCAGGTGGCACGCCCGGACAACCCTCGACGGAACCATCAGTCCCATGCGATCGCCGTCTACGGGGAAGCGAAGCACCGGCAGCAGATCCGGGAGGCGCCGATGAGTCCCCTGGCTCCACAGAAACCCTGTCCAGTGCCTGGCTGTCCTCAGCTCACCTCGGGTGGACGCTGTGCGACGCACGCTCGAGAACAGGAACACCGCCGAGGGACCGCCCACGCACGAGGCTACACCTACCGAGACTGGCAACCCTTCCGCAGAGCCTTCCTGGGGGCCCTTGTCCAGGCAGGAATAGACCCTATCTGTGGAGCCGCCCTCCCATCAGGCCCGAAGACGAACGACAGTCAGTGCCGAGCCCAGGGGTGGCTAACCTACACCAGTGCGGATGGGTCCAGTCTGCACCTCGACCATGAGCCCCCGCTGCAGGACGGGGAACGTGCGAACGTCGAAGCGATCTGTGATCGCGATCGGATTCAACTTCTGTGCGCGTCCTGTCACGCCGCACAGGATTCGCGGCGGGTGGGGGGGAGATTTTGAATATGCGGGTGGGTCCGACGGAAACCGCCCGGCCTGAAAGCTCGCGTGCCGTTCGATCAAACGATTTTCTGGAGGACTGAGGACATCCGAAATGCCACGAGGGGGCCACGGGAAAAGCGGACGTCCCGCACACGACGCTCAGACACGGAAACTGCGCGCCGCTGAGACGCGAGAACGTCACCGGAGAAAGGGCGACGTCGGTCAGCCGATGCTTGTCTGCGCCGCGCCACCGGGCTGCACGCGCCTCGAGCGCGCGTACTGGAACTACTATGCGCCGCTGCTCGCTGCAGAACGGCGACTGACCATGAAGGCCCGCGACACGCTGGCGAAGTACTGCACCGCCCTGGCGGTTGTGACCGGACTGCGGCGGTCCCTGGCCTCGAGACGGCCGAAGGAGATCGCCGTTCGCGACAAGACCCGGAAGGAGCTCCGGCAATGGGTCCTGGCCGCACGGCTCTACGAGAACGACCTGATCCTCAACCCGGCGAGCGCCATCCGCGCACCGAAGGAAGACGTCCCGCCACCGATCCCGCCTGGCGCGCCGGTCAGCGACTTCGATACCGAATTCGATGCCGATGACACCGTCAACTGACGCCCTCGCCTCGCCGGCGCCACCTCGCGTGGATGTCCTCACGAACCCGGTCGATCTCTACGCGCATCAGGTCGTCTCCGGCGAGATTCCCGCGGGCAAGTATCACCGGCTGGCGTGCGCCCGCCATCTTCGCGATCGGGGGCGCGAAGGCACACCCGAGTTTCCTTATCGCTTCATCTGGGAAGAACGGGACGCCGCCGGCAAGCTCGTGGGCTGCGCCGTGCGGTTCCTCCAGTTCGCCAGCCGGTTTCGACACTACAAGGGCAAGCGGAGCTGGGCGGGCCAGTTCTTCCGCCCAAGTCCATTCCAGGTGTTCCGGTTGGGCTCGCTCTTCGGCTGGCGGCATGTCCGAACGGGGTTACGTCGCGTGACGACCAGCTACAACGAGATTCCCAGAAAGAATGGGAAGTCCTTCGAGGCGGGCATCGTGACGCTCTACGTCACGTTCTTCGAAGGGACGCCAGGTGCTGAGGGCTACGTGATCGCCACGAAGCGCGAGCAGGCGAACATCGTCTTCGAGATCGCCCGGCAGCTCGTCATCCGCAATCGCGTCGGATCGCGCTTGCTCTCACGCCTCGTCGTCGGGAAATACCACATTCACGACGAGACCACCGGGTCGATGCTCAAGCCGCTCGGCGCGGACGCGGATTCGACCGACGGCCTGAACCCGAGCATGACGACGGCCGACGAGCTCCACGCCTACAAAGACCGTGGACTGCTCGATGTCATGGAGTCGGCCACCGGCGCGCGCGACAACCCGCTGATGTTTCAGATCACGACGGCCGGCGATGACATCGTCAGCGTCTGCGGCGATCAGCACGACTACGCGTGCAAGATTCTCGATCAGGTCCTCGAGGACGAGGCGACGGACGCGTTCTTCTGCTGCATCGCGCACGCGGATCCCGAAGATGACTGGCTCGACGAGCGCACCTGGCGGAAAGCGAACCCGCACTATGGGCTTTCGGTTGATCCGGTCGAGGTGCGAAAGATGGCGCTGAAGGCGAAGAATATGCCGAGCGCCGCCGCGGAGTTTCAGCAGAAGATCCTCAACCTCTGGGTGAACACGGGCCAGCCGTGGCTCTCCCTCGAGGGCTGGCGCCGCGGCCAGTCGCACTGGGACTGGCGTGAACTCCGCGGGCGGGCGTGTTGGATCGGCGTCGACATGTCCTCGAAGATCGACCTCACGGCCGTGGTACTCGTCTTTCCCCCGGTGGCCCCGCGTGGTCCGTGGCGGCTGATCGTCTGGTGCTTGACGCCGGAGGACACGTTGCTCGATCGCGCGCACCGTGATCGGGCGCCCTATCAGCGGTGGACGGTCCCGGACGTCTCGATCGACGAGGCGGGATCCGGGCTCCGCACGAACCCTGGCAACCGGATCGATCAGGGCGCCGTCCGGGCCTGGCTGCGCGTGGCGAAGACGCTGTTCGACGTGCAGCAGGTGGGGATCGACCCGTGGAACGCGGGCAACCTCGTCCAGGATCTCACCGAGGACGGGCACCAGGTGATCGAGATCCCGCAGACGCTGCAGCAGATGTCGGCGCCCTCGAAGGACTTCGAGGCCGACGTCCTCGATGGCCTGATCGACGCCGGTGGGAATGAACTTATGCGGTGGTGCGTGAGCAATACCGTCGTGCAGCGGGACGGGAAAGACAACATCTACCCGGTGAAGAAGAAAAGCCGGGGGCGGATCGATCCGGTGATCGCGACGCTGATGGCGCGCAAGCTCGCGACGATGAGTCAGGAAAAGCCTGCGGCCTACCAGCTGCTGGTGCTCGGGGGAGGCCCGGCGTCATGAGTGACCCGCGCCGCCCGGGCCGTCCTCCGATCGACGACGCCGGTGTCGAGCGTGTGAACCTCACGGTCGCCGCCAACGAATATGACAAGGCGGCCTCGATCGCGCGCCGGGATGGCGTGTCGGTGCCCGAGGTGATCCGCCGCGGGTTGCATCGGTATCTCAGCGACGATCCCGACCCCCCGCAGGGCAATTAAGGTGACAAATATTCGCGGTTGCGCCAAACCGTCGCACACTGTCCGGCGACGTGACCCGTCACGCACACAGCCACTTCCTCGTCAAGTCCGTTGATGCGGACAAGCGCATCATCACCGGCGTCGCCACGACACCGACCCCGGATTCGTACGGCGATGTGGTCGAGCCGGAAGGCGCCGAGTACAAACTCCCCCTGCCGCTGCTCTGGCAGCACGACGCGCGCGGCCCCGTCGGCGAAGTCTTCGCCGCGAAGACGACACCCGAAGGCATTGAGATCAAGGCGCGCATTGCGCAGACCGACACGCCAGGCACCGTCAAGACACGGCTCGATGACGCCTGGGAGAGTCTGAAGCTCGGCCTCGTCAAGGGGCTCTCGATCGGCTTCCGTTCGATCGAGGAAAGTTACGACAAGACCACCGGCGGGTACCACTTCCTGAAGTGGGCGTGGCACGAGCTGAGTCTCGTCACGATTCCCGCTAACAGCGATTGCACCATCCAAACCATTCGCGCCGCGTCTGGCGCTTCATCTTCGCCCGTCGGTTCGGGCTCTTCGCGCGTCCGTCTGATGCGCCCGGACCGCTCCATGAAGAAATCATTCGCCGATCAGATCGCCGACTGGGAAAGCACCCGCGCGGCGAAAACCGCCCGGCAGGAAGCCATCCAGGAGAAAACGACCGCCGAGGGCCGTAACAAAGACGCCGCCGAGCGCGAAGAATTCGACACGCTCGACGCCGACATCGCCGGGATCGACCAGGAACTCGTCGATCTGCGGAAGCTCGACGCGCGGGAGAAAGCGGCCGCCGCCGCGGTCACCGGCCGCACGTCCAGCGACGGATCGCAAGCGCGCACGGCCGTCGTCACCGTCGAGAAGAAACTCCCGCCGGGGATCGCGTTCGCGCGTTACGCGATGTGCATGGGCATGGCGCGCGGGGATGAATACCGCGCCATCCAGATCGCCCGCGACAACTACGGCGACGATGCGCACGGCCTGATCAAGCTGATCGAGCTGCAGCAGAAGGCCGCCGTCGGCGCGGCGAACACGCAGACCGCGGGCTGGGCCTCGGAGCTCATCCCCTACACGATCATGGACGACTTCATCGAGTTCCTGCGGCCGGGGACGATCCTCGGCAAGTTCGGGACGACGGTGGGGGGCGTCACCTATCCCTCGTTGCGGCGCGTGCCCTTCAATACGCGCGTGTCGGGTTTCAGTGCCGGGCTGACGGCCAACTGGATCGGGGAAGGGTTGCCGATCCTGCTGAGCAAGGCCACCAGCTTCACGACCTCGCTGACCTGGTCGAAACTCGGCGCGCTGGCCGTGCTGACGAAGGAAGAGATCCGCTTCAGCAACCCCAGTGCGGAAGCCAAGGTCCGCGACGAGCTCGCCCGCGCGATGATCGCGAAGCAGGATCTGGACTTCATCAACCCGGCGAAGGCGGCGGTCGCGAACGTCTCGCCGGCCTCGATCACCTGGAACACGACCCCGATCCTCACGACGGGCGCGACGGCCGCGGCGCTCCGCACGGATCTCGCCACGCTCATCGCGACGTTCGGCACGGCGAATTTCGATCCGTCCGACATCGTGCTGATCATGAACACGGTCGACGCGTTGAACATCTCGCTGATGATCACCACGCTCGGCAATCCCGTGTTCCCGGGCCTGACGATGGCCGGCGGCAACCTGCTCGGCTTCCCCGTGATCACGACGACCGCGATGACGGGCATCGGCTCGCCCGTGTCGAACATCATCGTCGCGGTCAAGGCCAGCGAGATCTATCTCGCCGACGACGGCGTCGTCACGGTCGATGCCAGCGATCAGGCGTCGGTCGAAATGGTGGACGCGTCGTCACAGTCCGGCATCACCGGCACTGGGGCGAGCCTCGTCAGTTTCTGGCAGGCGGGCCTCGTGGGCCTCAAGGCGACGCGCGAGATCAACTGGAAGCTGCGGCGCACCGGCGCGGCACGCTACATCTACAACTCGCTGTACAAGGCGTAAGTCGTGCATGGTGGGACTCTCGAGGAGGGATGCACGATGACGCAGCACAGCAAGGGGCAGGTCGGGGCGATGTCCACGCAGGACAACAAGCCCGCGACCTCGGACGTGAGCAAGCCCGGCGAACCGCCGCCGGGACCGAAGCCGACGACGACGCCGGACTCGACGCCGGGCGGACAGGAGCCGACGGGCGAGCCGGGACAGACGACCGGCAACCGGTAACGCGCAGACGGCGGACGGTTCAGCCGCGGATCGGCTGGGCCGTCCGATCGTGGGGCGTGGCGGTCAGGGAGGGAGATCATGGACCCATCCACGCTCCACAAGTACCGCGCGTTGAAGGAATGCCCGCAAGGGCAGGAACCCGGCGAGGTGTTTGAAGCCACCCGGGACGCCGGCGACGTGCTCGTCTCCGTCGGCGCTGCGGAGGCCGTCACCCCCGACACGCCGCTCGGCAAAGCCAATTCCAAGCGTCAGCTGTACAAGCGCCGCGATCTGCGCGCGGAAGAGTAATGCGGCTGTTCGGGTTTGAGATCACGCGGCAGAAAGCCGCGACGACGGATCTCATCACGCACGTCCCGGGCCCCTACTCCTGGTGGCCCGTCGTCAAGGAACCGTTTGCGGGCGCGTGGCAGCGCCACGTCAGCACCCCCATCGAAGATGCGCTGTCGCATCCGACGTTCTGGGCCTGCGTCACGCTGATCGCCGGCGACGTCGCGAAGTGCCGCCCGACGCTCGTGGAGGAAGACAGCGACGGCATCGAGACCGAGGTCGACAACCCCGCCTACTCGCCCGTGCTGCGGCGACCGAACCACTACCAGAACCGGATCCAGTTCTACACCTACTGGATGCTCTCGAAGTTGACGCGCGGGAACACCTACGCGCTGAAAGAGCGCGACAACCGCGGCGTGGTGACGGCCCTCTATCTACTCGATCCGACGCGCGTGCAGCCACTGGTGGCGCCGGCGTCGGGGAATGTCTACTACGCGCTGCAACAAGACGCACTCTCCGGGGTGCCCGAAGCCTCGATCGTCGTGCCGGCGCGCGAGATCATCCACGACATCGCCTTCGCGCCGTATCACCCGCTGTGCGGCGTGTCGCCGGTCTATGCGTGCGGCCACGCGGCCATGCAGGCGCTGACGATCCAGAACAATGCGACGCGGCTCTTTCGATCCGGGGCGCAGACCGGCGGGATCCTCACGGCGCCCGGCACGATCGGCCCAGAGGATCAGAAAAAGCTCGAAGCCTGGTGGACGGCGAACTACACCGGCCCGGAGAACATCGGCCGCGTCGCGGTGCTCGGCGGCGGGCTGAAGTTCGAGAAGCCGACGACGATGTCCTTCGTCGACGCGCAGCTGATCGATCAACTGAAATGGGACGACGAAAAGATCTGCGCAGTCTTTCACGTGCCGCCCTACAAGGTCGGCGTCGGACCGCTGCCGTCCTACAACAACGTCGACGCGCTCGGCCTCGACTACTACGGCGACTGCCTGCAACTGCCCATTGAGTCCATCGAGCTCTGTCTCACGGAAGGGCTCGAGCTCAAACCGCGCCTCAGCGTGGAATTCGATCTCGAAGCGCTCAGTCGCATGGACTCGGTGCAGAAGATGGACACGGCGACGAAGGGCGTGGTCGGCGGGATCTATTCACCGAACGAAGCGCGCGCCAAGTTCAACCTGAAGCCGGTCAAGGGCGGCGACACGCCGTACCTGCAGCAACAGAACTACTCGCTGGCGGCGCTCGATCGCCGGGATACGGCGGAACCCACGCCACCGCCGGCGCTCCCGCCGACGCCTGAACCGATGCCGATGGCTGACACCCCGCCGCCGCCGCCGAAGGCGCTCGACGGCGCCGCGCTGCTCGCGGCCGTGCTGAAGGGCCTGGAGGTGGCGGCATGAGCGATCTCGTCACCATCTCGGAAGTCATCGTGGCCGCCGTCAAGGTGCAGACCGCGGCGATTCTGACGCGCTGCGAGCAGCTCGAGACGCGCATCGCGACCCTCGAAACCCGTGCCGCTGAACCCGGGCCGCCGGGACCGCCGGGCGCACCGGGCCCGCCAGGAGAACCGGGCCCCCGCGGCCAGGACGCCGAGGCGCCGGCCGACGAGCTCGACGCCGACGCGATCACCGCGGCGTTGACGGAGCTGCTCCGGAAGGAACTCGGCGATCTGACCGTGCCGGTCACGCGCAAGCGCACGGTTCGCGACGCCACTGGTGCCGTGAAGTACGAGATCGAAGAGACCTAACCATGGCAATCACCGCGGCGGTCTGCAACAGCTTCAAGAAAGAACTCCTCGACGGGAGCGGCACGCATCTCGCCGCAGACGTCTACAAGATGGCGCTGTACACGTCGTCGGCCACGCTGTCGAAGTCCACGACGGCGTACAGCGCCACCAACGAAGTCCCCGACTCGGGCACCTACGCGGCCGGCGGCTTCACGATGGTCGGCTTCACGCCATCGCTCGATACCGACACCGCGATCCTCGACTGGACGACGGATCCCAATTGGACAAGTGCGACGATCACCGCGCGCGGGGCGCTCATCTACAACAGCTCGAAAAGCAACAAGGCCGTCGCGGTGCTCGACTTCGGCGGGGACATCACGAGCACCAACGGGACGTTTACGGTGCAGTTGCCGGCGGCGACCGCCGCTGCGGCGACGGTACGGATCGCGTGAGGGGGATCGATGGCTGATGGACTCTTCTATCTCGACACGCGCGAGCCGCACTTCGTCACGAACCTGGCGCCGATCACGATGACGACGACCGCGAAGGCGATGTATCCCGCCTCGGCGTTCCCAGTGCTCGGCGGCCAGTACTTCAACCGGCCTGGCAAGGCGATCAAGATCGAAGTCGCCTTCCTGTTGACCCTGCCCGCGACGCCCGGGAACTTTTCGTTCAACGTCCTGTGGGGAACGGGCGCCGATGCCAACGGCACCCTGATCTGCGCGGCTGGCACGCCCGTGGCCGCGACAAATGCGACCAAGCGCGGCAAGGTCGAAGTGATCGTGCGGTGCCTGACGACCGGGACGGCCGGGACGCTCGAAGCCACCGGCATCGCATGGTTCGACCCGGGCGTGATCGCCTCGACGCTGCAGCCGATGATGATCCCGACGACGGGCGCCGCGGCGTCGGCGTCGCTCGATCTCACGCTCGCCAACATCGTCTCGATCCAGCCGCTGCAGTCGGGGACAGCTGGCACCATCACCGTGGAAGAGTTGAAAGTCACGGCGCTGAACTGATGCCGATCCTCTGGCCGCTGGCGGCGAAACTCCAGCCGGTGCTCTGGCAGCAGCGCCCCATCTGGACGGCGAACTGTC